GTAAGAAGAAGTGGAAATCGTTCCGGCAGGCGGATTCAGACCTTCGATTTTGGAGGTCATGTATTGGTTGGCGGTGGCGGTCATATCTAATTGTTCACCGTTTTCATTTTCTAAAACCAGAGAAAAATACATTACACACCCCCATTACACATTCAACGCATTCCGTGTTAGCCGATAAATCTCCAACCGTGACAGTGCCTTCGGCGATTGATTGGTCTGATTCACCGTTTTTCGGTTATCGGTATTGTAATAATTGTTCACCGTCCCACCGGAACTGTCGGGCAGCATTGCTCCGGAGATTCCATGCAAGCTGTAATTCAAACCAGAATCCATGGTCAGCTGCATGGCTTTCGCCACACCGCCCACGGCTTTCTCCACATACTTCTTGCTCTTGTCGATGCCCTTTGCCAGTCCTTTCATAAAGTCCGGCATCCAACTCTC